AAAGCAGAAAAAGTGTTGACATTCTGCAAATAGGAAGATATAATAAACCTTGCAAGGGTTACTTGTAACCCACTAATCCAAGATAAATCATATCAAAAAACTTAGTAAATCTCAATAGTCGGAGTTCTCCGGCACAAAGAAAGTCACCCGGTTCAGGGTATCAGAAAATGGAACTATGAAGGAATGAAGGAGGTGCAGGATGCAGAAGCAGGAATTTGAGGAAAGAATTGAAAGAACTGTCACGGATGAGCAGTACAAAGTGATTGAAGAAGTCTACATGTGGCATCCATCTATCCGGAACACATCCGGCAAAGATGAAGTTGCTGAACTGTATAAGAGCTTTGGTATGACAATCTTCCATGACATGCTTCCAAGAGCAAAGAAAGCCCATGAGCTTGATGAGCTCCTCCGGAACGCACAGAGAGAAGTGCAACGGATACAGGAAGAGATAGAAGAGCTGTCCTGTCCTACTTTAAGAGTTGAAGAATGAGACAGTGGCATCAGGGAAAGGAAGGTTTTATGAAGGTAACAAGGATACAAGACAAGTATAACCCGGACAAGGTTTGGATGATAAAGCGGTACCTGTGCGGTACATTCTATGTCAATCAGGAGATTAAGGGGCAGAAGTTCTATGACCGTGATAGAAGGATGACAAAGCGGATGCTTGTCAGTATCGGAGTTTTAGCTTGAAGCCCTGATGTTCAAATATATAGAGAGGAGATGAGGCATTTGCTGAACCTGTCAAGTGATGAAATGGAAGCATTGGTTGAGCACAGAGAGAAGTTGGATGCAGAGCTTGAGCAGCTCCGGGAGAACCGGATGGAGCTTGAGGCAGAGATTGAGGGAAAGGAAAACGCTCTCAATATAATTGACAAAATTATAGAGGGGACGGAGGTGAGCTACTGATGAAGAACGGAAAGGCTCCCACAAGGGAACAGAAGAAGATAATGAAGGCTCATGGATTGGTGCCGGAGAATTGGCTTGTGGTCAAGAACCTTCCGGACTCATTGGAAGTAGTGAGCCGGGTATCTCTGAAGAAGGTTGGAGGAAAACCAAAGACAAGGACTATATCAAAGAGCCTGTA